ATCTACAGTTTTGATCTTAGTTAGAACATCAGACGCAGTGTAAGACGAACTTGGTAGTTTTGCATCAAGTGCAGTCTGCAGTCCATCTACATCTCCAATAATATGACTGTGACTATCATCTACAACGGTAGCAGTAAGAGTTACATTAGACGACCCATCAAAATCAACTGAACCCGTTACATCTCCACTTAAACTAATAGTACGTGCTGTAGTAAGAGCATTTGCAGTAGAAGACGAGCCAGTAACTGTAGCATTAATAGTACCATTTACAGTAAGATCACCTGTAACCGTACCATTGCCTGATACACTTAAAGTTCCTATATCGGCAGTGTCAATATAAGCAGTGCCATCAATGTACGCATTTCGCCATTCTGAATCACTAGCACCTAAATCATAAATATCATCTGCAGAAGGAATAAGACTAGAAGCAATGTCAGCAGTAACTGTTACAGTATCTGTAGCTGCATTACCAAGTGTGGTATTACCATTTATCGTTAAATTACCTGTAATAGTACCATCACCTGATACAGACAGTGCACCAATAGCTGCAGTATCAATGTTAGCTGTACCATCAATATACAAATCTCTCCATTCACTACCTGTGGCACCTAAGTCATATGTGTCATCTGCAGAAGGTAAAATATGAGAGGCTACATCAGCAGTAAGGGTAATAGTATCTGTAATAGCATCTCCGAATGTAAGGTTACCAGAGATAGTAGCATCGCCACTAACAGTTAAATTACCTGTAATAGTTGTATTACCTGCAGCTAGTGTGCTTTGTAGTGTGGTAGCACCCTCGACGTTTATGGTGCCATCTATGTCGGCATTACCTTCAAGATAAAAGTCTTTGTATCTAAGTGCTGTTGTGCCAAGGTCTATTACATTAGTTGTTTTAGGACGAAGCACCGCATTTGTAGCAACAATGTCTTGTGCAGGACCAATAACGGAAACTGGCCCACCTTCCCCTGTAGTGCCGTCATGAGTGTGGCCTGTACTACCATTGAATGCGTCATCAAGAGTATTAAACTCTGCATTTAAATCATCAGCATCAATAACATTGCCGTTAGCAATGCTACCATTTGTATCTTGTTTTGTGTACTCATTACCCATAGAATTTCCTTACTTTCTATTGTTTTCAGCAAATTCAAAAACTGCTGTATCTAACAAAAATGCTGAATTAGTGCTGTTGTCTTGTATTCGTAGTGCTACAGTGTTTCCTGAACCTATTATGTTTTTATTAAACGATTGTGTACGAGGTGACCCGTATACTGTTGTTCCATAAATAGCATTTACGTTTCCATAAAAACCGCCGCCACCTGCACTTGATATAATATTTATAGTGGCGGGTTGTATTTTATCTGGTGAATTTTGATTATACCTAATATTACAATCAATGTTTATTGCACCAAAAGGTTTAATATATAAATCTAGTTTATAAAACGTTTTACGTTTTTGTGGATCAGTAACTGGCATAAACGGAGACTCATACACAGACTCAATAGTTTCTCCATTACGAGATGTACCAATTTCCATGCGATAAATGTAGCCATCACTGTTAGAAAATAATACAAACTCTTCATCATCTATATACTGAGAATCTGCTATGTATACTTTAAATCCTTTTGTTTCAGCCCACTGAAAACCTGTACCACCTTGGTCAATAAACTTAGTACCTAATACACCCCTAGATGTTTTTACTCTTTCTGCGCCAACGTACCCAAACAAACGATACTGAGCTTTACCTCGTATAACCGTACTAGAAAAACTACTTGCATAATTTTGTAGTTCGTTTACTGTAGGACGAATATTTTTAGATGCAACATCAATACCAAAGTCACCAATACGTTCTGTTGAGCTTAGTGTACGTAGCCCATCTGGACCAAGAAACATAATATCAGAACCAACTTCTTGTATAGAGTCTGCACTCAAACAACCAAGGTCTTCTGTAATTGCACTTACATCAAAATCAGCACGGCTTGAACCTGTTAGTCTCATAATTTTATCACGACAAAATATAATTAAAGAATCACGATAAACTTTAAGTCCTGTTATTTCAGAGTTAAGACCGATGCTACCTGCTAAGTTTGCAGGATCAAAGTCTGTGTCTGAATAAGGTGAAGTAAATATTAACTCTGTGCCGTTACCAAAAAACAGTGTAGTTTTAAATAGCTCTACTATGCTTGCACCTTCAACTGAACTATTACCTACACCACTGCTAGTTAAATAGGTCATAGATTGTGTACTATCATTATAGTATGCAGGATAATTTACACCGTCTACGAATACAAGTTTTAATGTATTATTAAAATTATAACTTACGTGTCTTGCTCTAGTAAATGTAGTGTCAGAAGCTGTAACTAAAGAAGACCATGCAGGTGTGGTATCTGTTGCATCTATAATATAATAAACACCACTACGTGCTGCAATAATTCTTTTTTGTTCTGGGTTTTCTACAATAGCAAGAGCTTGTGTTACACCTGATCCAGTTAGTACTGGGTTATTAGTAGGTGACCCACCAGAATCAAACGACTCTGCAAATTTAGTGTATCCTGCTAGTTTACGATAACCACCGTCTAATGACGGTTCAAAGTTTTGCAGTATGAATGCAGAACCTACAGCATTTATACCTTGTTGCAAGGGGCTGATGTTAGTAACCAAACCACCTGTAAACTGTACAGGAAATGTGGACCAAGCTGTAGTCATTTAATTACACTTTCAATAAACCAAATGTATTTGGATTGCTATACTTTACAGTAGAACGTACATAGTCATAAGTATTAATGTGCAAGCTACGCATATACTTTATGCCTTGCTCAAACTTTTGTTGAGATAGTTGTGCTGTTTGTCCATCACCCCTAAATTGATATGCATAGTACATAGCACCATCAGTAATTACGTGTTTAAACTCTTGAGGTACTGTAGGTACATCATCATATAATTCTAATTCTACAGGATTACGATAGTATTCATATACTAATTCATATGCTTTATCAGGTGTAGGAAATATTATAAATTCTTGACTAGGTGTTCTTGCTACATATCTTGGCTTTCCACGCATACCTGTACTATCATTGTACTCATAGTCAGAATACTTGTCAAGATATTCTTGATAGGTCATGCTCTGTAATTTTGTAGTTGAGATATTTAAGTTACTATTACGTTTAATTCTAAAACTATTCATGTCAATTGTTTTAGCATCATAGGGATAACCATAACGAGTTACACCTGCAGTAAGTACATCTTCTTCTTCTACGTGATTCCAAGGCCAACCAAACTCTTCGTGGTTAATATGTCGTATAGAAGAGTTAACTGCATCTTTAGCTGTATTATAGTAACCTGTAGCAGTAGCAAAGTCAGAACTTGTTAATTCTACTTCATTAAGCCTACGGTTTACCTCATTAACAAGACCAAGAAAATTGTATGCCATTATTTTTCCCTCACACGCAAGAATACAGTACGTTCAACAACTAAGCCATTTGAGTCTGTAATCTGGCAAGTAAATTTATATCTTACATTATCTGTTCCAGAGCCAATATTTGCCGTAGCTACAGTATTTGTATTAGTAGAAGACACTAATTGTATTCCGTTTACTAATGGGCCACTGTCTGACAATTCTGTTTTAGTACCGTCTGCAGCATCAACAAACCAAGTTACAGATGTTATAGTTGCACTGCCAAGAAAACGTGACCAATCTATACTATAGTCAAGTGTTTCATCAGGGTCTTTGTTAGGCCATTTTAATGACATTGTATTTTCCTTTAAGCTGCTTTTGCACGTCTATCTTTATTGTCAGGTGAAATGTATACTGTCCTAGATTCTCCTGCAGCAACATATACCGTTCTTGTTTCACTAGTGGTTGCTACATAAATAGCTCTTGGCATTTCTTTTACAGAAGATTTTGCAGTTATTTTATTTGCAGGAGCTTCTATATACTGTGTACGATGTCTACTATAGTTTTCTTTTACTGCTTCGTAGTCAAACTGTACTGCTGTTACAGTTTCATCGCCTATAGTAAACGTTGCTAGTACACTTGTGAGTGTTAAATTAGCAGGTGCTATAACTGTTACAGTATTTACTGTACTTGTAGCCGACACACCATTAAGTGTAATCTTAGCTTCAGCTTTTGCTGTAGGGCTACCTACTGCACTTGTACCTTCAACACTATCAGGTATTACAACAGCTTTAGCTTTAATGTTTACTGTATTAACAGAACCTGTAGCAGATACACCTGTTGCTGTTACATCAGCAGGAGCAATAGCTGTTACAGTTCCTATCGTACCTGTAGCTTCTACACTATCAGGAGATACAACAGCTTCAGCATCTACCGTTAAGCTACCTATGCTGCCTGTTGCTGCTACGCCACTTATTGTAGCTGTTACACCAGTACCTTCAATTATTGTTGGAGTACCAATGGTTCCAGTAGCAGATACACTATTAGCTGTAGTTACTGCTTTAGCTATTATGGTTACATTGCTTACAGTAGTATTAGCTTGTACACCTGTGAGTGGTACAGTAACAATAGAACGTGCATCAACACCATCACCGTTAACTGTTGTTGTACCTTGTACACCAGAAAGTGTAACAGTTAAGTCAGCCTGTTCATAGCTTTCACCGAAGCTTGCTACGGAAAAAGGATTCTGTGAAAAGGCCATAAGTTACTCCTTATGCAGCAGCATCAACAGAAAGTACACCATACCATGTAGTACCACCGTCACGTGTCCAGAAAACGTAAATGTCAGTCTCACCTGAAGCAGGTGCGTCTGGGGCTGTACCACCTGCCCATTCTACACTTGTAGGCCATGTAACTGTGCCGCCGTTGCCCGTTAGTTCTATAACAAATCCGTGGCTATCACCACTAACTGCATTACTAAAAGTAAAAGTAGTATTGCCTGTCATTGTAAGGCTAAATGCACCTGCAGCAGTTAAATTACAAGTTGGCGTTGTGCCCGACAATGCACTATAATTTTCTCTTAGTGCTCCTGTTGATTTAAAAAGTGTAGCACTTGCACCAGAAGAGTTTACAGTAAGATGCTCTATAAAACTTGCTTTAAATCCGATTGAGTCTGAACCAAACTCAATGTATGTGTCAGTATCACCCTCGTGATAAATCCTATCAGCAACATAGATATTATCTACAGCATTCAGATTGCCGTTTATGTTTACACCGCCACTAACAGTCGTAAAGACTTCTGTTCCATCATACCACAACCCTGCATAAGGGGCAGCATTAGATGAATAAAAAGCAGCCATAGTGTGATTGAGGCCAGATGTGTCCTCACCTTGGATGTAGATGTCACCTGCTGCGTGGTTGTAATTACGCATAATAGTGTTTGTGCCATTGTGGCCGATGCGGAAGTCAGCACCTGTTCCAAGCCACAAATAGTCGTTATCACTTAGCTTGGCATAGTTTGCACCCCACTCCATAACCTCTGCACCTGCACAAACAATTCGTGCTTGGTTAGAATTGTTGTGAAATTGAAAGTATGTATCTGTATCTGTCCTATGTCTTATTGCGTTGCCAATATCAAGATTTTCTACGACTAAACGATTAGTACCAGGGTTAAATGTTAATCCACCATCATCTGTTACAGGTGACATTTGAACACCTGCGGCACCTGTTGTAGTAGAAAACAAGACATTATAATCGTTAGTATCGTCAGTGCTTTCGTTAACTAAAACTGTTGATGCTGCTACATTTGTTAAGTTTGAACCATCTCCACTAAATGATGTTGCTGTTACATCTGCAAATGTAGGACTAGATGTTGTAGTTACAGCTTGGTTAATAGAACCTGCAATGTCTACACCATCAACTGTGCCTGAAACTGTTATGTTGCCAGTTACAGTTAAAGGTTGCCATGTTTTTACTTCGTCATCAAACAAAGAGAAGACAGGGGGTAGATTAATTCCTGTGCCTGAAGTGCCTAAACCTAACTCAAAGTCCATTTGAGCATTGCCAGACACGGTATTATCAGTATTTAACGTAATACGACCCGATTGTCCGTTTTGTTCAGGTACACCATTTTTGTGGTTAAAAGTAATATTAGCATTACCGTAGCCATCGTTAACGGTAAGTGATATACCACCACTTCCTCTGCCAGAGGTTATGGCATTGTTTGTAGAGTATTCACCTGTCCCAGACGTTTTGCTTGTAAGGTTATTAAACGCATGTGAGTGACTGTCATTCGCAACGACGATTGCATCATATGTGCCACTTACGTCACCGCCGAATGTGGTGCTTGTGGTAAGTGCAGATGTATTCAATGCTGCAATGTCTACGCCATCAACTGTACCTGTTACTGTGATGTTGCCCGTAACATCTACACCACTTGATACGTTTAAGTTGCCCGTAACATTTGTTGCGGCACCATTATTTAGTTCAAGAGTACCAGACAACGGCCTTATGTATAAAGTTGAACTACTGACAATCTCGTTGCCATCAAACCCTATTGTATTAGAGCCATCTGTTATTTGTAGATAGCCATTAGATATTGTTGAGCCGCCAATAGTGCCAGAGCCAGAGATGGTTAGTTTACCTGTCGATGTATCGTTCGCATCACTACGAATAAACTGTGTGCTATCTAAGCTATCAAGTGTTGCTGCGTTAATACCAAGTGCATCAATGTCTGCCTTAGTTTGATCGGCAGTAGCACCTGTTTCAATGCCATCTAGCTTAGAACCATCTGTTGCAATGTCACGTCCGTCTACAGTACCTGTGACTGTAATATTACCAGAGCTATCAAAAGTAACAGTAGAAGTACCATTAGACTTAAATGCATGTGTTCCTGCAGCACTGTTGTATATTATGTTTTCGCCTGTAGAAGATGTAAGGGTGAGGTTATCACCTACATCGTTACCGATAGTGTGACTATCACCTACAGTAATACCTGAAAAGCTAGGAGAGGCACTCGTAGAAATATCTTGTGCAGCAGCAAACTCTGTACCTGTAAGAGTTAGACCTGTACCTGCAGTATAAACAGCAGTAGCTGCAACCTGAGTAAATGTAATGTTAGTTGTACCAAAGGTAATTGTACCTTCGGTGTTCATTACGTATAGTTCACCTGCACCTGCTGTACCTTCAAGTACAAAAAATGCGTCACCTTGACCTAGTGAGTCAGGATCAGATGGGGCATAACTGTCAGCATCTGTAGCACGAGTAAGCACCCAGTTAGTACTTGCAGAGCCTACGTTGGTTACTGTGTATACACCGTTTTCGTAACCATTTGTTTGTTCATAGATAAGTACACGGTCATTAAGTGACAAAGCAACATCGTCAATTGTCAAT